CAACCTTGAGGCGTGGGAGAGTGTTCGCAAATCACTTGCGAATGCAATCTTCAATGCTTGGTTATCTGCGGCACGAAACACCGCGATAGATTTACCAGAATGCGAATTGACCAAGATGCTGTTTGCGAAGGATTGCGGTGCGGGAGCAGAAGGATCACAGGGTTTTCAGCCGGGGAATACATGCGGTGGTGAGGGTGGTGGAGAAAGAGAAAGAGTTACATACGATGAATTGACTGAACCTGAGCATTCGATAGTATCAGCAATCGAAAATTCAAACATCGCAGAGGATATGGTTCAAGGATTGTATGATTCAGAAGAAGAAGCGATTGATTCCATCCTATCTAATTTTGAAGATGCCGTTTATGACGAAGAAGGCAACGACACAATAAATTGGGCAGAAGATGGCGAAAAAACCATTAACGCACTTAAAGATTATTTTTACACCAAAACACAGGACTACATAAAAGAAGAATTTGGCGATGTAGATACTATTACGATGTACAGAGGTGATTACTCAGACCGTCATGGGATGTATAAAACACCTCAATTTGTAAGCACCGATAAATCAACTGCTGAGTTTTATACAACATCTGACTTGGGAAGTCATACAGGAAGGGGACGGAAAGTTGTTGAGTATGAAGTTCCAGTAGAAGATATTTTAATGTGCCAAGAGTGTCTGCTGGGTCAATTTAACGAAGATGCCTTTTTAGTTCCTCCAGAAATATTAAACTCTGGTGATGAGGATGGGAAGTCAAGTCACAAACGCACATTCGCCAAGAAGCCAGATGCGTTCGATGAAATGTTCGAGATATTCGACATCGAGCCATCGTTTAAAGTTGGCGTGAATCAAGAGGCACTGGATGACCTTGCAGGGAGAGTTCCGATGGTACGAAGTGCCGTGGATTACATGGACTCTATGGCACAAACGATTGCCCAAGAGGTAGTTGTTGCAGAACGTGCGGGTATTCTTCCATTCATGGAATCAACATCAAAAGGCGTACAAGCGGCGCTGAAAAATGCTTTCTGGGTATCGGACGTAGACCATTCAGTAGTAGTAAACATTCAAAAACTACTTGCCGATGCAATCCGTGGCGTAATGCCAGACAAGGCACTATCGCTACCAGACTTCATCTCACACGCCAAACTAGAAGGTGCGGCCAATCTTACCGATTCCCGATTGGAAACCATCTACCGTACAAATATATCAACCGCCGCAAATGAAGGTGTAATGTCAATACTGCGTGACCCAGAAGCCAAAATGCTTTTCCCACTGGTAATGATTACCGAGATTGTCGATGACAGAACACGGTCGCACCACAAGGCGATGGATGGATATATCACGACACCGGGCGAAATAGACCGTCTAAATCTTCGACCGCCAAACGGTTACAACTGTCGCGGCTCACTTATCAAGATAACGTGGGATGAGGCAAACGAGATGGGATTGCTTGACGATGCAGGAAACCCCGATATGATTTCTATTAGAAGGAAAAACCCATCCATTCAAGAGGGATTGATTGCTTCAGGAAAATATCCCGACGAGGGATTCAAGCGTGGCGGATTCGTCAGATGAAATACCGGAACTTTTATACGATCCGAGAAACGGCCTCAATGCTCCAAGTGAGCGAAAATACAATCTATCGTATGGCAAGGCGTGGGGATATAGACGGTCTGAAGGTTGGACACCAATGGCGCTTTAGCGAAGATTCAATTAAAAACCTCAATAAAAAACAAGGCAAAAAGAATCACTATTAACCACTATTGACCAAACGTGGATTTTTCACAACACAACCCATTGCAAACTCGGATAATCATAATATGGATTCCACGCGCAAGCCATCCCACCTAATCAGCGAAGAAGGCAACAGAGTAACGATTCACGATCTAGAATTGTTTGTTGGTCATATCGACGGATTTGATGATGAGGATAGTGACATAAAAGATTTAGACAGCGAAAAGATTGAAGAAATTATCGCACAGACGAATAGGCACATTTCGGCGGGAGCGAACCCAAAATTGGTGTTATTGCACCAAGATGAAAATGGCAACTCACCAACCGAATCCATCGGTGACATCGTAAACATTCACTCTAAACCTATCAAAATAAATTGCTCTGAAGGTGAAAGTTATGAGGGTGCCGGGATTGTTGGTGACGTTGAAATGAGTAAGTCAGATTTTCAAAAGTATCTCGCATCGAATCGGTATCCTCGCCGTTCGGCAGAGATATGGGAAGATGGTCATTTGTCAGAGGTCGCTTTGTTGGGCAGAGAAACGCCCGCCAGACCTTTACGTGACACAAAGTTTACCCGCAAGGGACCAAAGAAGGTTTTTCACCGACCCGCTACCTTCGATATGGTGTCCCCTGGCGGCAGTAATACATATATACCAAGCGGTTCGGACGAAAAAGAGGCCATTGATATGCCAGATACAATCCTAGAAGGCGAAGAACAAATCTTGATGCGAAAACTTCGAGCAGACAACGCCGCATTAAATGACGAGTTGGACAAACTAAAAGCACAACTCGCAGAACTTGAGCCAGACGATGAGAAAGAGGAATACGATGAAGATGAAGAAGGACTAGAAAAAATGATAGATGCCTGTGCGGGCAACTGTGGCGATGACAAGGAAAAAGATGAATACGATGAAGAAGAAGAAGAAGATTTGAAAAAAGTGTTCTCTCGGCTTCGCAAGACCAATTATGGTGGAAAAGTTATTGCCAAGTTTGCAAAACTCAAAAAAGAGCGAAACAAATACAAGAGACGCGCTATTGCATTATCAAACAGTGTCAAAAAGCAAAGGTTCAATCGTATTCTTGATCAACTTGCAACCAAGGGCTACCGAGTACGTCAACATAGACAAACAATGCTCGAAGAATTGATGTCTTGCAAAGACCCAGTTTCAAAGGTGAAGTTCTGGGAATCAACCATGAAAAAGATTCCTTTTGGAAAGAAACTGAACACCAAAAATACACGACAGAGTACAAAGGTGAACTTCAGTCAGAATCAAAAGAAAATAGCATCCGAAGCGGCGGTCGCTCGAATAGCAAAGGAAAAACTTGAAGCAAGTTCATTCCAAAAAGTATTCCAACAAGAACTTCGTAAACTTTAATTTACAAACAACAGAGAGATAAATAACAATGCATTCAATACAACCAAATCTAGAGGCTGGCGGAACAATTCGTCCATACCGATTCGTTAAAATAAACACAGGTGCAGATAACCAATGCCTTGAATCCGACGCAAATGATACTATGATCGGTGTCTGTGCAGGAAGCACACGCCAGTTTGATTCAGCAAACCACGCCGAGGACGGCGATCATGTAACTTTGCAAATGGGTTCAATCGTAATGATAGAAGCGGGTGCATCAATTACCCGTGGTGCGCCACTTGAAAGTGATGCAGACGGCAAAGCAACAAACCAAACTGCTGATACTACGAGTCGTAGGATTGGTGGATTTGCACTAGAGTCGGGTTCAAGTGGCGATATAATCCGTATGCTTTGGCAACCATACTTTATTCGACATAACCTTTCATAATAAACAATAAACACCTTTAAGATAGAGAGATAATATCATGGCAGAAGTAGCACCCGGTTCAGCGAACACTTATGTTCCGACATTTTCGGAAGCAACTGGACTTGTACAAGTAGAATTTTCAAGAAACCCCGCATCGTTTGCGCTAAACCAATACTCGAAATTGGTTCCAGTATCCAAGGATTCGGGCTATTACCTATCGATCGACGAGGAAGAACAAGCCCGCGTGGTAAGTTTATCCGACTGGGTTTGGGGTGATGGCAATGATGCTCCCGAAGGCATCCAAAACGATCATGAGTTCACGGCATATCGAACTCAAAGACATGCGCCAACTTTTCAATTAGGAAACAAGGCTTCTTCAAATGCCGATTTTGAAATAATTGCGGCACATGCACGAATGGCGGCTTCAAAATGTATGCGGATTCGTTCGTATCGTGCATCGACCGTACTCACAACTGGTGGCAACTGGCCAACAGGCACAACCGACACAGCAACTAATGTTGGTGGCGGAAAGTGGCAATCAAGCACCTCAGCCAACGGCTATATCCAAAAATCCTTCAATGGTGTGGCTGAAGCAATCCTAGCAAACACTAACGAAGCGGTCACAGCGGCAGACATTACAGCCGTAATGAGCGACGTAACCGCCCATGTGATCACCGAGTCGGCTGAATACAAAGATTTCTTCCAAGGAAGTCCCTTTGCAGTTAACATGGTCCGTGGTGCAGGTGAGTTTAATGAGTTCCTATTACTTTCCCAATTCTTTGGCGTTGGTGGAATTATTGTAGACCCAACCAGCCGAGTGACCAACCGCAAGGGTGGAACGAAGGCACGATCCCGTCTTTATGATGATGACGTTGTATTTGTATCTCGCGTTGGTGGACAAATGGGAACCGAGGGCGTTCCAGACTTCTCAACTCTATCAATCTTCGCTTATGAAGATTTGACGGTTGAAACAGAAGATGATACTTGGAACCGCCGAGTACGTGGCCGTGTAGTCGATGATAGCGCAATAGTTCTCACTGCTCCCTTGTCTGGATACCTCCTCACAGACGTTTGGGATTAAGTAAGTAGGGTTGAGTAGACCCGACCCCCTTGGGTAAGGTAGGGGAATATCCCCCTTCCTTACCCTTTTCTTTTAAGGACCTTATGTCTCAAGCATCTTATATATCAACGGCTGAGTTGATTGAATCGTTCGACGAACGAATGGTGTTTCAACTGGCTTCGTATTCCGGAACTCCACTGGCTAATGCTTCGGCGTTGGCCTCAAATGCCAGTGCCTTAAACGCAATAGAAAAGGCGAGTTCAGAAGTGGAGTCGTATGCAATGCGTGGTGGGTTGTATACGGCTCAGAACTTGCTTGATTTGCAAACTGCTGATGATTGGTCCCTGAAAGCCTTGACCTCGACATTAACGATGAAGTGGTTGTTCAGGGGAAAGACGGGAAATGTTCCACCAGACATGGCGGCGATGATAGCAGAAGCCACACAGACGCTTGAGGACCTACGTACTGGTCAAAGGGTGTTCAATCTTTCAACCACCCACGATGCCGCCAAGGCGAGTGTACACGTTATTTCATCCAGTGTTCGCGGCTACCTAAATATGCCATCTGATGCCAAGTTCTTCCCAGATCGGCAGACAAGGAAGTATTGATGGCTACCATTCGTGTCCCATTAGAAGATGTCTCCGACGTTGTAAGACGAAAGATTAGTGGTCATTTACGAAAAAAATCTTCCGCTTCAATTTTGGTTGATAATGCCAAAAAACGAATTAGGGAGGGTGGTGATTCAGAAATCAAATACCCCGATCTTTGGTCGGTAAAATATGGTGTTGGATATAGAAAGGGCGGAAAGCCGTTGCTCGACACTGGGGTTTTAATGAATCTATTGTGGGCAAAGGCAACAAAGCACGTTGGCGAAGGTTTAACATGGACGTTGATGGATGGGTCTGGATATGGCGTAAAGCACCAAGAAGGATTCTTCAACGAGGGACCAATCGCAATAGCGTTATCGCCAAAAGCAAAAAAATTGATTCAAGCCCAAGGGGACCCCCCACACGATTTGGCATTCCTAGATAGTATGGGTCTTGAAGAAGCGCCAAATATGTTTGAGGCAAGAAACCCAAAAGACGGCAGTATTAAATGGGATTACTATGTCATTGAAGATGGCGGAAAAGTACCAGCAAGACCGATTGCAAATATGCCACCAGAAGATGTGAACTCGGTTGTAAAACACATCGAAAAAATAATAAAGGAGTTGACATGGCACTAGGATTTGAAGTACACGGACCAACATTGGTTGAATGGAACAATACGGCAGGGACAGCAAGCCCCTCAAATGATTTGGGCTATACAGACAACAACGATTTAATAAGTTTAGAACTGGAATATCCAAATGAACCCATATTTACAACTCGCTCTGGTAGCATTCCCGAAGCATTTATCCATTTAGGTGTCATAGGTAGACTAACCATGACTTTGGTCAAGTGGGATAACGAACAATTAGAGGACCTTATGCACGGCTTACCCGGTAGTGCGACAGCAGAATCGCATGTTGGTACGATTGGGGGTCTGAAAGATAGTACAAACGGGAATTTCTCATTGAGAATTACCGGGGCTTCTTCTACTCATGTATACCTTATGAAAAGTTGCTGGCTCGATGGTCCTGTTAGAAGATTGGATTTTGGTAACAAGCCAAGCCGTATTGGTTTGAGTATAATTTGTACACCACACGAAGCGTCAGCGGGTACACTCGCGGTAGATGATGAGGTGTACACGGTCACAGGTAGATAATTTTAACTAGGAGGTTAAAGATGCAAGAAATAAATACAGAAAATGATGATCATGTATTCAAGATGGGTATTAAGGACAAGTCGATATTTGTTGATGGGTTTGAGTTGGCATCCCGTTGTTCGACGATTGGATCGGTTATGTCTGGAGATGACCCAAAAACTAAAGATATTGCGGATGCCATGCGAGATGTCGCGTGGGCTGATGGTGAGTATGATTTATCGGAATTTACGGACCATCAACTGTTTTCTGCGGGTGTGAAAGTGTTGGTGGAAATTGACAAGTTGGGAAAGTAGTAAGACTCTATGCGAAATTTGCCGCCCTTTATGGATGGTGTCCTAAAATTAGGGGACTGACTCGCGGAGAAGCGGAATTGGGATTGATGGCTAATATGATTAAAATACAAGCACAACAAAATTTAGGAATGACACAGGCAATAGGTGGTGCTTTTAGCGGAGAAGCATTGGCATCTTTGGCGGAAAGTGCGGGTTTGCCAGAGAGGGATATTATCTCTCTTAAAATGAGTGCGAACAGAAACAATATGCAAATTGAACAGGGAACATCACAATGGCAGTAACACAAACAGGTGCAAACGGCTTATTTACTAGGTTGGGAGTATTATTTAAAGTTGTAGAGCGTGTACACACACATCAAACGGATGCTTCCGCAGGTTTGGCGGCAGAAATTGAAGATGTATTAGACGAATACGATTCGGGAGATATGCAATATGTAAATGGTTTTGTGGATTCAACCGAATCATGGCAAAGAGATGCCGCAAATATATTTGATGCTGTTTCTCGAATCGCAAAAAGTACGGTTATTGGTATGGTTGATGACGATACAACCCTAAACCGCTTAACCGTAAAAGATGCTGTTGAAGAATTGATTGATCAAATGGGTACGTCTTATGATGTTAAAGGCAATGTTTTTGCAGTTTCGGGAACTGGAGATGGCGGCTCCGGCACAACTGGAACAGGAGACGGAAAGGTTATTACAAGCAGAACAAATGGAGATGGTGACACGTTTCAAAACCTCCACATAGACAAATCTAAATTTGTTTGTATTAAAGATGCGCAGGTAACAGGAACGGCTGGCAGAGAGACATTCCAACATAAGGGCGAACTTGCATTAAGCGATATTCGTCACCCAGATTGGCCTGGTGGATATGGACAAACGGCAACTTTAACTGTAAGTGATCCATCATATTCTCAACAATCGGCGCTAAACAGAAATGGATTGGCTAATAGTGATTTTGAAGATTTCACTACTACCAATACTCCCGATAATTGGACAGTGGTTACAGGAACAGTAGGTACACATATCAAAGAGGAGTCAACCACTATTCACCGTGGTTCAAAGGCGCTGAAATTCGAGGGGTTGGGTGGGGTGCTTTCGAGCATTAAACAGCAGTTTGCGACAGCAGGACAAACCACGGTAAAATTACGACCAAAAACTAGATATTGTGTTTCTTTCTGGACGAGGAGAGCATCGTCTGTCTTGAGTGGAGTTTTGAGGGTGTCATTGAGGGACTCTAGTGGAACTGCAATAGGTAGTGGCGAATTATCTGTCACGCTTACTTCCGACACCGCAGATACATGGGTACACCACTCATTCACCTTTTCAACTCCTGCTGTTCTTCCAGCCACCGCTTTTTTTCATGTTGAAACCACAACCGCCATACCATCATATAGTGAATTGTTTATAGATGGGTTGCAGATGTTTAGAATGGGGAACGTCACAAATTCATCAAGTTTCCATGTTGCGATTGTGCCGGGTGCAACGGATTTTGTTGTTGATGATTATATCAATGTTGCTGTAACACAAGCGACAGTAGGAAAGATGCAAACATTTTTCAATCAGTTTGTGGGAATGGAATTGTTGGGATTGCAATTACCATATCAAACCGATGGTTCGGAAACCGCCGCAGACTCCCTAATCGCATAATGTCATGGCTACGACCACACAACGGCTAATTTATGCAGGAATCCTCTCTGATTTAAAGAGTGGCGTTACTAGCGTACACGATGATTATATTTATATAACCCCAGTTCCTCTTTATTCACAATCTGATGAAAGAATTATTCAACTTATTCCCGGAACGCCAATGGTGGAAACCGAGGCAACTGGGATAGGTTATGTTGAGGAGGATTTTCGCGTTGCTGTTTGGGCAAGAGTTTATTTGGATCAGGTAAACCATTCGACCGAACGTGTTACTAACGCCACCTATGGTGTTATGAAAACAATGGCCGAGGTTCGACAAGCATTGATACAGTCAGACGCTAACAGTACCGCTACCACAGCAGTTAGGTGGACAGGCGGTTCGCACCCAATAGAATCAGAAGATGCTCCAGGGTGGGTATATTATGAGGACACCTTTCGTATAGGATATGAGATAGTTTGGAGTTAATTTAATATGGCAAAAGATTTAGGAAAACTAAACATATCGGTAACTGCGGATAAACAGTCGTTTCGTGATGCCGGAAAAGCGGCGGGTGGCGGTACTGGTGGCGGTGGCGGTACTGGTGGTGTAGGAAATATTATTAGTGGTATTTCAGGTGGTGGTATTGTAGGTGGTGCGCAAGCGACGGCAAGGGTGGCTGGTTTTTTGAAACTTGCCGCTGGCATTGGAGCCACAGTTGCAGGTCTATATTTATTCAAAAAAACTATTGAAAGGGTGGTTGGCACACTATTCAAGTGGTCAAAAGAAATAGATAATACAATAAAAAGATTTTCTGGATTAAGTGCTGAAATGGCAGGAATGGCCGCAGAAATGGGGGTGCGTGGAATATTGAGAGATGTGAAATCCGCCGGAGTTCTTGCTGGTCCTATGTCTATGGTCGCAAGAAGAAGCGAAGCAATGAGGGACGCATTTCGTCCGATGAAAGATTTGTGGGCATTGGTTAAAACCCTTTTTGTCGGATTGGTCCAACCTGCATTGTCGGCGTTTGGCGGTGCTTTAAAAGAAGTAACAATCGCGCTTTTAGAAATTCCAAATCTAGTATCAAATATTGGAAATTTTATTATAGATGCTGTTGCGCTCTGGATGAAACTTGCAATAAGTTGGATTCCCGGTGGTCCTTCTGGGCAAGTAATAGATTATATGGCAATGGGATACAAATCGATGATGTTTGGTTTGTATGAAGAAATGGATAATTCTTTGAAAAAGATATTAGATGAGTTAAGGCGCGGCAATAATGAAAGCGATGCAGAAGTCGTAAATCGTTATATGGCACAGGTTGGTATTAGTTTAACGGGTGGCGCTTGGGACCCCTTTAGGAAGAAGAATCCATAATGGCGGGTGAAGGATATGAAATTACATATAACGAATTTGGCTCGGAGGGTTCCACTGATTTTCAATGGGGACATATTCGAGTCCAAAATTATCAAAGCACACCAATGTTTGCAGAAGATGATCAAACGCATTGGTCCACGATGCACACAATTACTGGTACCGCGCTTTTGCTTGTCAGCACTGGTCTGTCTACAACAATAGAAAACGCCAGAACAAAACTACAAAAGGTTGGAAGAAATCTTGTAATAAAATTGGA